TCAGAGCCGTATCGTGTTTGAAGCGACGAAACTGTTCTTTCCAAATCATCCAATGCTTTCGTTTTTTCGAAAGCCTGAAGTCTTTGGTCCAACAATTTGTATTGCTTCTCGTAAGGCTCCATGTACATTTCTTCCTCTTCGGAAGGTTGTTGTACCGTGCCATAATGTTGAGAAAGCAAACTAAGTGTTCCATTAGGGTCGTTTTGCAAGGCTTCTTGCAAAGCGGCACCAAACTGAACCTGTCGCTTTTGCTCACTGAGTTCCTGTGTCTTACGGGTATAATCCGCTTGACGCTGGTATCCAGAAAGCGCCTCTTTAAGAGAAACCTGAACTTCTTCACCATTGACCTGAACGGAAACATACTTCTCTCCGAACTCGTCAACAGGAAGCATTTCAATTTCCTGCTCACTAAGACTTTCAATTTCTTCAATCGCCTCAGTTATTTGTCCTTCGGTTTCTGCCTCAGGGATAACTTCTTCTACTGATTCATTGCTTACTACTTCACTCATGGAGTCCTTTCAAGGGGTTGCTCTATAGTTATGGATTTATCGTTACCTGTTAAGCAGGTCCTGCTTGCGTATTTGGCAATGGCGCACCATTAGCCAAAAGTTGAGCCAATATCTCTGGCGGAATATTTGATGGCATCGCCATACCACCAGTAGGTGGCATGCCTTGAGCCATTGCCTCAGGAGGAAGACCCTGTGGCATTGGTTGACCAGGAGGAGGACCTTGAGGTGGACCCTGTGGTGGCATCTGTTCTGGTGGTGGACCACCTTGTGGTGGACCACCTTGTTCTGGAGCCATTGGAGGTGGTGGAGGTGGTTCCTGAATAAAAGAAGCAGCATCTCGAATACCAAAACCGTATTGCAACACATAGTTAGCCAACTTGGGCATGTTCACAATTCCAGCACCAGCAAAAGGAGCCATAGCATCAACAACCTGCAAAGCCATTTGACGACGGAAAGATTCATTCACAGGTGCGGTAGAGCCACCCTCAACCTCAAAGTCAAACTCACCTTGCAAATAGTCTTTGTCAAAGTTCAGCCATACTGGTTGCTGTGACTGCCCAATAACACGAACAGCCTGTTCACCAGTCATGTACTGCTGTGCAAGCATTACCAGACGACGAGCGCAATCTGCGATTGCTCGCTCGATAATAGCCAACTTGTCAGACGACCTTGCGTTTGCTGCATCTTGTGCAATTGCTGCTTCTGTGGCTGTACGACGAATCTCTGGAAGACCTCCACGCTGATATTCTGACATTCCAGACACTCTGTCAATATCTTGTGAGATAAGTTCTGACTGATTGTAAAACTCTGGTGGGCTAATGATTGCTGGCATTGGTCCAACAACACTGCTGATTGCTTCATCAGAAATAACTGGAACCATAACGTTGTCTTCATCTGATTCAAGTGCAGACCTACCGTCAGCATCAAATGCTGACTCTTTATACAGCCACTTGCGGGAGAACCGTTTACGATGGTTCATCATTTGTGTACGGGTTTGGTTTAGTTCTTGTTGCAATGGTTCAATTGCTTCAAGTTCTCCCATTGTGTAAAAGTGTTCTGGGATTTCGTAGTTGCGCAACATAACAAATGGATGCCCAAAGGCAAATGGTATGTCCATTGGATTGACAAGAAACTTGTCTCCACCATTACAAAACACAGACAGTTTGCCACGGTCAACATCGTAATATTCCCAAATTTCTACATAAGCATCGTCTTCATAGTCTGAGCGTCGTGGGCGCACGGATACGCCATCGGTGCTCATTCCATATTTGGAGTAATGCGATGGGGAAGCCTCATTGCGTGCAGCAGCGTTGTATCTCTTATCTTTTTTAACATCTTTTAGATGCCTTTTAACTCTTTGTGCAATCCACTTTATATCAGACATGTTGGTTGCGTCCGGGTCAACAAAAACGTCAAACGGAGAAATGCGTTCAACAAACGGTCTATCTTCTGTTATTAACAGTTCTGATTCGGTTATTGACTCTGGTGCAGATGATGCAAGTTCGTCAGAGTTTTCGTATTCACCAGCATCTTTTTCGATAAAACGGTATCCAGTTTTAACCCAACCATGCCCAATGATAAGCATGTCTTTAACTGCACGACGAAACTCTCGTTGGCACTCATAATGTTTCCACCAATAGTTTACAATTTCTTCTGTAACAACTGCCCTTGGTGCATCTTCATACCGTTTGGCATTAACCGTAATTTTTGGATGGTTAACAGAAACGCTTGGAGAAATTACGTTGATGGTTGCAAAAGCCATGTTGATTAGAAGTCTGTCTTCTTCTGTTTGAACCCTGTACTGTTTTCCACGATACATGTCAATCATTCGTGTCCACAAGTCATCACATTTTTCTGCATCTCGCCAACGACGAGATTGCTCAATTTTATCTCTGTACTGTTTAATGTATTCGGAATTGGTTGTCCTAGCCATTAGTCCTCTTTCTTAACACTGTCTTCAACACCATTATGCCAACCAATATGCCCATCAATTTTGCTAGCAACTTTGTCCACTTTATTACCAATGACCCGTAATAGAATGCGTCCCTCTTGATGCTGGTCGGTATTTTCTTTTCGGAGTCGTTGTAATACGACGACAACTGGTCCCATGATGATTGCGACGATAATGGGAACCCAGATTGGTTCCACGTCACACCCACCGTGTCCCAACTGGTTCAGCCTTAATACCTGCAGATTCTGCTTGTCGCATCTGCTCACGCTGACGCTCCACGACCGTAGGTCCGTGGAAGTCTTCTTTGCCATAAGTAAAACCAAGTCTTACACCTTTAATGTGGCATTTAAAACAAATTGAACCCCTTCTTGGGAGTTCATCTGACACAAAGGTTGCTAAACAGTCTAAACAGCGGAATTCTTGCATAACTATAACCCCAAATCGTTACTCGTTGACATTAAATGACCCAATCAACACTTTTGGTTGTTCTTTTTCTTTGACAAGGAACTTTTCCCACCAACCAAGAGTGTTTTTTACTGGGGATAAATCACTCCTATATTCTGGAAGCCAAACATATTTAAGCATTTGATTGGCAATAGCCAAAGACATCACCCTGTCATCATGAGGAGAACCGTGCATTTTTCCGCTTGCCTCACGAACAAATGTACGTAGTTCAGCCATAGTATTTTTATCATAAAGCAAAATTGATGAATCTCGAATTGAAGCATTTAATTCGTCAATAGCCAAAGGTTTTGAAACAGATGTGGTTCTCCAACCCATAGTTTCAGATATTTGTGGACTGCGATGATTCATCTTTCTTTGACGATAAAGATTTCTGTAACCCACTCTTTGCAATCCTTTTAATGTTGTCAAACCGTGGTTATTTGACTCAACTCCAACAAGAGCATAATTGTAGTAATATCCTAAAGCCCTCAATGTGAATTCACCAAAAATATCTGGGTCAACATGACCATGCCAATGAGCAACAACCATTCCTGTGCTAGCAGAAATAACATGGGCCGCAGAATAGTCGCCATGACCTAAACCTTCTGCAACGTCAGCACCAATAACATACACTTCATTTCTATCTGGAAAATCCCAAATAGACAATTCTCCATTATTGTGAATAAACGTATAAACATTTTTACCAAGTTCATTTTTTAAATAACCACGAGATGGTTCAACTGGTTCAATTTGTCGGATTGCTTCAAGGTCAAACACAGGACGACCAGAACGAATAAACGCTTCTTCCGCATTGTCCGGATATTCCTGTGCTAACTGCCAATCAGGTAAATCACGTTTCTTTGCCTCATACCAGTCATTGTCACGGTCTCCAGCAGACCAAGGAAAGAAGATGCCAACAAAGCGATTGGTTCCAGTTTGTGAACCAACCCACAACTGATGGAATATGTTGCCTTCACCGTTGGCTGTGCTCAAACAAACGACACGACCACCGATGTCGGCAATTGGTTCAATAGATGCCCACGCTTCATCAGCGTTGGGCAAGAATGCCATTTCGTCAATGAACACTCGATACACAGATTCACCACGAGCAGGGTCATTACCTGACGGTAAAGACTCAAGGGCAGAGTCATTGGCAAACACCATCTTCAACTGGTTGTCGGACAAAAGGTCGGGTCCACGTACCCTCATCCAAGGGGGCAACATCTTGTAGCCGTATTTAGTTTTTTGTAGCAACTTGGATGCTTCACGCTCTGTGCGTGAAAGCATTACCGTAAAACGGTCAGACCAGTAGAACACTTCCCAAAAGGCAAATGCTGCAGCCAAAGTGGAAAAACCAATTTGGCGGGCTTTTAGAACAATGGTGTATCGGTCTTCAATCCAGCATCGCACAGTTTCAACCTGTGCTTCACGCATGTTAAACTTGATACGACCACGCTCAGGATGTCTAATGTGCCAATAATTAGAGCAGAAATGGGAAAACGCAGCCACCAGTTCTTCGGTGGTTGCATTCTCTGGACCTTTACACTTGCGCCATTCCTTCTCGTTGAGAAGGTCTGTGAGTTCCATTTATTTCTTCTTTTTAGCCTTAGCCTTAGCCTTATCAGCCTTGTCCCTTAACGCTGCTTGCTTAAACACGTAATCAGATGTTTTTGGAAGACTGTATTGCTTTGCAGGAGAAGAATGCGAACCGCCAGCAGAAGTACCAAAAAGTCCAGGTTGTTTATATTGATTTATTCTGTAAGAAGATTTTGTTTTACCAAAACCTGATGCATCTCGTGTTTCGGCAGTCATTTCTGGGCCGCCATAGTCATAATTGTATTGGGTGCGATTGTATGAACTCATGGATGAATTTTTAAGTCCCTGTTTGTATTTATCTACTTTGGCTTTTTGACCTTTTACCCCAGAAGGAGCACGACCAGCACGAACAGGCTCATCACCTTTTTTTGCCATTGTTTTTTTAACTGCCTTTTTAACAGCCATTATTTTACAGCAACCTTTTTCTTAGTAGCCTTCTTGACAGTCAACGGCTTGCCCTGTGATGGCTTAGAACCGATGAACGATGCAATAGTTGGGTCGCCAATTTTGGTGGAAGCCCATGACAATCCTGCAGCCACCAATGGCATTGCCATTGCTGTCAAAGCAGCATCAACATTGTACTTTACGCACAGGTACACAACAATTCCCAAAACGCCACCTTTGGCGGTCTGGTCAACTGACTGATTACGGTTATTCATTTCTTGTCTCCTAATAGTGCACCGAGTAAATGGACGGCTATTGCTACGAATGTGATTTGTACCCCAAGAGTCCTTGTTGAACCTGACAACGTAATCAGCACCATTCCAGTGCCGGCTAGAGTCCAGGTCAAACCATGGATTTCAGAGAGTATTTTCTTCACACCTATAGTGCTGGCTGTTACTTCTTCCTGCGTTGTCCTGCTGCAACGGTGGCTGCACCTGCAGCAACCGCTATAAGCGTCCTACGGCTGTGTACGGGGATGTTAGAACCTATTGGGACATAATCACCCAAACCATTACCAAAGACGTTTATAGTCTTCTCAAACGCCTTACGCACACCAACGGGAGCAGACTGGACCGCTTTAACCAAAGCGTCCAGTTGAGTGTTATCTAATTCGGTTACATCTATTGTGGCAAAGATTTCTTCAGCCTGCTGAGAAGTAACAACAGCAAGCACATCTGGGTTGGAAGCCAGTTCTGTTGCTTGTTCTGGTGTTACTGCGGTAGCAAGGATTTGCCCAATCAATGCTACTGCTTCTGATGGTGTTAAATCTGCAATGGCTTCTACTGCTGTAGCAAACTGTTCATCGGTCAAAGACACATCCTCACTGGCATCTTCTAAGGCTTGGACAAGTTCGGGTGGCAGTTCTGCAATCAACTCAACTGGCAAGGTATCAGGAGGCTCAGACATTGTGTCTGGTGGAAACATGATTGTGTCAGGTGGTCCTGGCAGTTCACCGACAAACGGTAGCGTTTGCGGTGGCTCAACAGTAGCGTATGTTTCGGAAGGGAGTTCTAATGTTTCTGGTGGAAATGTTTCAATCTCTGGTGGTAGAACTATGGTATCTGGCGGTTCTAATTCAACTGTTTGTGGTAGAGGAACCGTTGCTGGCGGGTCTGGCATTGTTGGCTCTGGTTGGAGTGTGGAAGTTGTTTGAGGTGTCGTAGTAGTCGAGGGGTTTGTTACAGGCACAGTCGTAGAGGGTGCAGTGGTAGTAGTGGTCGTCGTTGTAGTCGTGGATGAAGTTGTGGTGTCCCATGATGTTGTTGTCTCCGTTGTAAAAGCCTCGTCAGGAACGATAGACCATCCCTGATTGTTGATATTCCATGCAAGCATTATGCACGTTGACCCACCATCTTCGTACAGCCACAAATCTAGTGGTTTGTTGCCTGCACTAATGTCTATCTGTCCAGACTCCATCCAAGTGCAACCTTGGTCGTTCCAGTTGCCCCACTCATTGCCATCAATGTTGATTATGCCACCATCATCAGAAGCCAACCAAAACTCAATTGTGTTATGTTCAGGTATTTCTATAAACCCTGTCATGTGAACCATAAACAAATCGTTTGTGCAGTCTAGGTACGGTTCACCATCGTAGGAACGGTTAATGTTGTTTTCCACTTCACTACCGCAAACGGTATAGATGTTGTCTGACCGTGTAGGAGGTACAGAGTCAATCGTGTAGTAAGTAGTCTGTAGCCCCGCTACTGGTTCAGCGTTGGCTTGCGGTGCAAACAACGCCAAGATTGCTACTGGCGCAAATATCAGCCAACGAGAAGTGCGAGCCACATTATTCAGGCTCAACTACTGGCGCAACAAAATTGGTGCCGTTCCATGTGTAACCGATACCTGCATAAACGCTACGGAAATTGTGATTGTACGAAGTTTGTATCCACTCACCATCAAGACCTAGCGAAGCAATAAACGCTTGACCTGCTGGTTCTGACTCAGGTAGTGAACCACCAGCACAATCAGAGTTAGCAACAACAATAATTTGCTCAACAACACCATTTGATACTTTTGCGAAATGTGCCATGATTAAACCTTAAACCTAATGTAAACAATTCCCGAGCCTCCGTTGCCACCCGTAGATGTAGCCGACGGAACATACGCCCCCCCACCACCACCACCAGCAGTATTCGCAGCCGATGAACCACCAGTAGAACCACTACCTGCTACACCAGAACCCGATGTGCCACCAGTACCAGCAAGACCGCCTCCTGGACTAGCACCACCACCATTACCGCCAACACCCTTAGTCAAAGTGCTTCCACCAATAAATGTGCTGACATCGTAACCAACACCACCTGTTGGTGCAGAACCACCTGCACCACCGCAACCACCGCCGCCACCACCAGTAGAGTTTGTTGGACCACCGCCTGACGCACCAGCACCACCAGCAAATCCATTCAACGATGAAAGTGCTGCACCTCCAGCAATGGAAAACATGGCATTACCACCACCACCACAACCGCCTGCAATAATGGTCACATCATTGACATAATTATTTGCCCCGTTACCTCCACCCATTACAGACAATGAGACACTGGCACCAGCACTCAACGATGATGCTGTGCCCCTCGTAATAACATAACTTCCAGTGTTACCCGCACCACCACCACCAATAGTTATTGTTGTTGAACCAGCAGGCATATAAATCGTAGTTAGCAAGAAACCGCCTGCTCCCCCACCACCACTAGCAAACGCATTTGAAGAATTACCTGATGCACCAGCCCCTCCGCCAGCAAACATCAACACATCAAACAAACCTGCATCAACAACCGTCAAAGTACCCGATGATGTGAACGATGTGTAGTTATAACCTGTCGGTCCAGCGACAACACCTGTGCCACCTGTAGCCGTTCCAT